GAGCACCTTGTCTTGGTTTACGGTGCTTAGCGTGTCTAGGACTACCGTGACGGTCTCAAAGCGGTACTGAGGCTCTTTGTAGCGAGCTAGGAAGAAGTCAGCCAGGAACTGAAGCTGCTCAGGCTCCTGAATAAGTAGCCCTGATTGACTTAGGGTTCTTGGTCCGTAGACAGCCTGAGAAGTCGCATCCTCGGCAAAGGCTTCTTCTGGGAAGACATCTGCGTTTGTTAGGGCAATTCTGTTGTACAGGTTCTCTGATCCGTAGATGATGTTTACATCGGCGAACTGAATACCTGTGTAAACACCTGCAACTACTTCGTCTGAGAAAACAATGTCAGGGGTGTTCGGAACAGCATTTCTCTCTCGGAAGACAACCTTGCCATCCTTGCCCAAGAACAAAGTACCGAACTCTGAGTTAGCTACAAGCTGTAGGTACTCAAGCGCTCCCGTGCCTTCTGCAACATCTGTGTCAAGCATTGTTGAGTTTCCAGCGTCAATCTCTCTTAGCTCAGCAGGCCAGTCGATTTCAGGTCTGTCAAGGACTGTGTTTATGCGAGCGCCCGATAGCTCTGAGTCAGGAGTAAACTCCTCAAGCCCTGCGTTAGTAAGAACCGAAAGAGCGTCAGAAGCGTCAATACGGACAACGGACTGCACGCCTGGCTCGTACTGAATGTCAAAGTCATCTACAAAGCCAATAAAGACTGGTAGCTCGTTGCTGGTGACTCGAACCGAACGCCTAGGAATAAGCTGACCGAAATATGGTCCATTTTCGTATAGCGGGTCAAAGGTCCTGTCAGAGTTGTCTACTGTGACCGAAAGCACACCAGCGTCAATGCGATCTAGAGCCTGTGACTTACCACGCCGAATCTGAGCTGTGACAAGTCTTGGGGTGATGTCAAACAAGCGCTCGCCACCAAGAGTAAAGCTAGTGCCGTCAAGTACGCCTCGGACCGAATCGTCAAGCTTGAAGGCGTAGGGGTCGCGCTCGCCTAGATTTAGACCAAGCTCAACCTTGACTGCTGGAGCTGGCATTACGCACCTTGCCAGACAGCACCAGAGGTGCGCTCGTAGTCCTTGATAGCGTCTACGATGGCTTTACCGATTGTGGCTCCAGAACCGACTCCGCCCGTGACTGTAATGTTGTAAACGCTTTGCTGTCTTTGGGTGTCAAATAACGACTGAACACCTGTGGTGGCGATTTCAGAGGCTAGTGAGCCAGCCTGCATAAAGCCTGCGTTTATCTGACCAAGAGCGTCTGCTCCACCAGCTACAAGGGCTGAAGCTAACCTGGCTCCTGCTACTGGGCCAGCTTGGATAACTTGCTGCAATAATGCTGGGTCAAGACCCATGGTTGCAAGGTTGCGGACATTAGCACTAAAGTCCTTCATCTTGGCAAGTAGCTTGTTCATGTTGCGGATGATGGCGTTTGTAGATCCGCCAAGTCCTGTGATGTCAAAAGCCCCCTTGATAGCGCTTCTAATCTGACCGAATGTTCCCTTGATTGTTTCTAAGAAATTTGCGTATAGCTGATTCAATCCGTCAATGCGAGCTTCTTCTGCACGCTTTAGTTCTTCGGCTCTAGCGCGAGATTCTTGTGCTAGACGGTCTGCTTCAGCAGCAGCAGCGGCAGCAGCTTTATTGACTTCTGCATAAGTCCCCGCAAATTTAGTATTTAAATCTTTTACTACTTTGTTTCTTGTTTCACCGCCCTTTTTAGTAACATCAGCAATAATTTTGTTGGCTGTTATTAGGGGCTGTTTACCAGTTAGGATTTGATCTACAAGTCCTTGGTTCAATCCCTTTCCAAGCAGCTCTGCTTGTTTAGTTGCCTTTTTACCCTCAAATACCAGACTTTTTTGTAGCTCTTGATATCCACTAAGGGCTGTTGCTGCTGCACCCTTACCTGTATCGCCTGTCCCATTAGGATCTATACCAAGGGCAAAGTCTTGGGCTGCAAAAAATCCTTCGGCTTGCCCACCCTTGAGTGGTCGGGTTGTAGCGGCAGTCCGAGCGACTGTAGAATAATCAAAGGCGGCGCTTTCGGCGCGAGTCCACTCTTTTTTTATCTTTTTGATTTGAGCAGCATGAGGGTCCAAATCTTTTCTAATAACATCTGAGAGGATGCCAGAGTACACACGAGCTGGATTGGCAGCTTGTTGCCAAGGATTGTCTGCCCATTGCTTGTTTAACTGTCTGGTGTTTATTTCGGCTTTTTTAGCTGCGTCAGCAACAAGTATGAACCCGCCAGCTAAAAACCCTAAAGCAGTTAGCGTAAAGCCAATAGGAGTAGCTTTCATTACTGCTGTAAGAAGCAGGAAGGCAATTCTCAAACCACCAATTAGGGCGGTAAGTGTTAGTATCGTTCCAAAGTTCTCAGCGATAAGCCTGAAAATAGTTCCAAGAGAATCGGCAAAATGACCTACAACTTGTGAGGTAGTTGTGGTTTCATCACCTAAATCTCTTAGAAAATCTGTAACAACTTTTAGGGCTGGCTTTGCATCACCCAAGACCGTAATAAGCCTTGGAGTGAGCTGTTCGACTAGAGGTTTTAGAGCCACAACTAATTGGGTAACGCTAGGAACAAGCGCAGTACCAACAGTAGATTGCATGTTTTTGAACTCAGCCGAAAGCTTTAGGCTTTCTGCTGCCAAGTTTCCTGATGATCTGCCGAACGCACCCATGGAATCGCTTGCTCGTCTTAAAAATAGGTCATACCTAATTGTTTGTTCAGCAAGCCTTCTTTGCTCACCTGTTAGGTGATTGAGCTTCTTAGCCACCAACACAGCATTTATTTCGGATTGCTTCATAGCAACACCGAATTTTTCAATCGGGTCGTACTCACCACGGAATAGAGCAGTCATACCGAGCAAAGCTTCTTGGACATCGTACTGATAAACGAGCGCTAAGTCTTCTGCCAAACTTACAAGTGTTTGAGTCTTATCAGCTACATCTTCAATGCCAAACCCAGATTGCTTCATAACCGAACCTAGGAAAACAGAAGACTTTGCAGCCTCGGCCTGGCTCAAACCTATTGCGGCAGCGTTTTTTGCAAAGGTCTCCATCTGTGGAGATAATCTGCCAAAAATTAAGTCAAGAGCAAAAAGGTTTTGCTGAAGGTTTTTTGCTTCTTCAATGGTTGTCTGTGTAAATCGAACTGCTTTAGCAGCAATACCGAATGAAGCAAGGGCAGCACCGACTTTGCCAAGCGTGCTTCCAAGACCATTGCTGGCCTGTCCAAAAGCTCCAAGCTGTCTAGTTGCAGCGGCTAGTCCGTCTCCTTTGAATGTGCTGACCACATTCAGGAACATTTGACTCATCGGTTCTTCCTATCAATCTTTGCTTCTGTAACGGCTATAGTTCTTGCTATCGCTTTTTCGGCTTCTTTTTTTGCTTCAGGATAGGCTTTGTCAAATCCTGGGTAAACCTGTCTGGACTTTTTGCGCTTACTCGGTTTGGCAATAGGACCTAGGTTTTGAAGAAACTGGCTAGTGCTTTTAGGGCTGAGTATGTGGTTTCGCATAATTTCTTCGCCACCAAACTCTCTAATTTTATACATTCTTGTATACGAGCGCCCACTTGATTGTCTAGCAACATCGCTGAGGACAGTAGCAGCAGATCTAACTCTTAGTCGAGCAATGCCTGTCTGTCCTCTTTTGGGTTTATTGAAGGCTTCTACTAGAACTGAATCATAGGGTTGCCTCTTGGCTCCGCTTACTGCACTACCAATGTTCCCATAGTCCCGACTCCAACCAGTACGACCACCATGACGCATACCGCGCATAGGGGCTTCACCGCGGTATCCATGTTGTAATTCTTTTTTGACCGAGCTTTGTACTGGTCTAGCTATCTCTTTGAATCTTTTTTTCAATTCAAACGACTGCTCTTTATCTATTTCATAGAGGGCTTTAGCAAAGACTTTCCAGTCTGAGGCGTAGACCTTCAAAGCGCTTGCACGCCCTGAGTAAAGTATCAATGCCATTTAGTCCGCCTATCTAACCTAAGTCTACCGAACAAAAAAGAAGCACCCCGAAGGGTGCTTCTTCTCAGCGCTTAGGTGCTTGGTGCGTGGCTCGCCATACAAGATAGCGACCAATGGTCCAGAGCATCCGTTCGTCAAGCTGCATAAGCTCGCGGGGACTGATGCCTGTCTCGACAGCTAATGTGGCTATGTACCAATGAGCTGACGATTCACCAAGCCCAACTATTTTTTTTGTTCAGACGGGCTGACACTTTCTACGGTGTCCACCCACTCCTCAAACGAAAGAGTAGTTGCTTTAGTGCGGGACTCGCTTGCCCAAGCTAGGAAAAGCAAGTGAGTAATCTTGATGTTGTTCTCAAGACTGGCTATTGACATGTCAAACTTTGTTTCAAGCTTTACCATGTCAGATGGATTGCAAATGATTTCTTTTAGCTCATCTGGTTTAGCAGAGTAAGCAACTTGTAGTTTT